GAAGTCGCCCGGTCGTGTCGGGTGGTGCCGGCGGGCTGGTCCGGTGCCACCGTCCCACCTTCACGTTGGCCACCTGGACGCGCCCGTTGACGCCCTTGCCGCCGTTGTCGGCGTCGACGCTGGTCGGGTGCCACACGAACGTGCCCTCGCCGCCGTCCTGGGCCGTCTCGTAGCCGCTGAGCATGGTGGACGCGGGTCCGCGGTTGCCGGTGATGTCCCCGAGCGTCTTGCGGAGCTCGGCCAACGTGCCAATGGCGTGGCCGCGCAGCTTGGGCGCCCGCTCGGGGATAATCTCGGCGTCGCGGGCAGCCTTCTGGGCGTCGGCGAGATTGCCGAGGCCTGGGTCAATCGGCCTGCCGCGGGGGACGTCGCTCATCGGACGAAGCGCCCCGGCCAGTAGCCGCGGGGGCGCACGTCACGCGGGCGCACCGGATCGGAGCTGCGCTGGCCCTTGGCCCACGTCTGCGCGCGTTCCTGGCAGGCCTTGAACAGCGCCATCAGCGCGGCCGGCGAGGACTCCTCCGACACCAGACACTTGATTGCGGCGTGAAGCTCGAAATACTCGCGGTGTGGCGCCAGCTCCTGGTCGAGATTCACGGCGGGGGTGAGGACGGCGGGCAACGGGTTGTAGCGCAGCTCGTAGCTGCCCACCGACTGCTCAAGCGGGTCGATCCACAGGTTCACGCCCTCGACGCGGTAGGTGCGCTCACCGGCCCGCTCGTCGCCCGACCGATACACCTCGCACCGGTTCGACTGGCCGGGGTCCTTTGTCACCTTGAACACGTTGGCGAAGTCGGACGGGAGCGCCGTGTAGGGCGTCGCCTGGGTCGTGATGCTGAACGGAAGGCGCGTCACCCGCCAGGCGTTGTTGACCGCGGCACAGTCGACGTAGAACGCCGTCACGGCGTCATTGATGGCGGCATCCCACTCGTCCGAGTCCCAAGGCCCACCCACCTGCATATTCGCAGCGGTGCGGGCCTTGGTGACCAGTGATTCAAGTGGGACGCCGGCCACGGTTATTCCTCGCTGTCAGCCGGGGGCTCGGACTCCTCGGCCTCTTCCTCGGCAGGCGCCGCCTTCGGTGCCTTCTTGTCCTTCATGCATGCGCTGATGAGGTCCACCAGCGCGCCGTCGAAGTCCTCGCGGGCTTCCTTCGGCACCTTCAGGGCGGCGGCCAGATCATCGAGCGCCCGCTGCTTCACGCCGCCGTAGCTCGACTCGGGTGCGGCGGCCTTGGTCTTGCCGCCCGCCCGGTTCGCGATCTTGTCGATGAAGTCGCCCATGGGCCTACTGCGAAACGGCCATCAGCAGGTAGACCGACAGGTTGTCGGGCGGATCGGCGTCGATGTAGTTCGTCGCGTCCGTCGAGGGGTTCAGGAACTGAATCAGGAACGTGCCGTCAGGCGTGTTCGCGTCCACCTTCTGAGCCCGGATGATGAAGTTGTTCCCCAGCGTCTTGGCGCCGTAGACGGCGGTGTCGGGGCCCACGACGGTCCCCCAGCAGCCGTGAAACTTTCGGTACTTGCTCGGTAGCGTCACCTTGTAACGGCCCGCCGAAATGCGGGCGCCGACGATGACGCCGGAGTCGCCCGGAAGGTCTTGACTGGCAACGACGCCCGTGGCGCCGAAGACAACCTGATGCGCAAAGAACGTGAAATTCCTGCGGTTCGTAACGAACAATCCCTGTGCTCCCATGGTCGTTTCCTTTGTGAGGGCAACGGGGGCCGGCGCTCGTACAGCCAGCCCCCGCCGCTCTCGGTTGGATTACGTCTTGTGGACGTTGACCACGTTGACGATGGGGTTGTTGCACCCGATGGTCCCGTAGTACCCGACGCGGCTCTCAACAGCAGCCGCGTCCGTCATGCGCAGGATCTTCCCTACGCCATCGTCGTCGATGAACCGAGGCACCTCGGCCGATCCGCACCCGTAGAACTTCACGGTGGACATGTCGAGCAGGTAGGACCGCTTGACCGGGCAGTACCGGTCCGGCTGCACCTTCACCTCGCCGTTGTCGGTCTGGATCTTGATGCCCTGGAAGGAGATGCCGTATGGCCCCTTCGTGGTGTCCGGCCGGTACTTGGCCGTCCCGAACAACAGGATTTCCTTGTAGTTCGTGTTGTTGGTGAAATACACCATGTTCGCCGGGTTCCCGCCGTAGCGGGCACTCGCCGTGATGGCGTCGATGCACTGGTCTTCCTTGTTCTTCGTCGAAGAGGTGAAGTCCAGGATGGTTCCGCGCAACAGCGCGGACTTGGAACGGTCGACGCCCGAGGCGACGTCCGTGGTGGTGGGGACGGTGGCCGGGAACCACGCGTCGAGGCCGTTCAGCGCCGTGGGCGCCGGGGTGGCACCGACGCCGCGGTTGCCTTCGGGGAACACGAAGTCGCCAACCGCGATGGCCGCAATGGCCGTCGACAGGTTCTGGGTCATCGTGATGTAACCCTTCTCGTAGTCCTCGACGCCAACGACCTCCATGGTCGCGCCAGCGTTGCGCGCGGCCGAGGTGTGATCGTCGACAGCGGCAATCAGGGTCATGCCGTCGATGAACAGGACCGAGTCTTCCGGCTCCTTCAGAATGAGCCGCGTGGACGCGATGGTGGTGGTCGCGTCGATCTGACCGATGCATCCGAACCCGTTGCGGTACACGTCAGTCGAGAACTGATGCGTGGTCCCGTTCATGATGCCGTCGATCTGGGTGCACAGCTCGTCGTACACCGCGCCGGCAGAATCGCTCGCCGCTGCAATCAGCAGGGAGTCAATCTGCGCGACGCCGAACTTCTTGTACCACTGCGGAAGGAACTGATAGACCTTCGTGATGCCCGTCGAAGTCTTGGCGCGGTTCTGAGCCGTCGCGAAGTCGTTGGAGACCGCCGGGCTGTTGGCGTTGCGGATCGGAATGACGGGCTTGAGGCCCGACCACCGAACCTTCTTGATCATTGCGCCAAGGGCACCCTTGGACCAGCCGACCTTGCCTCGAAAGGGCAGGTCGTAGTTGAGCATCAGAGCATCGGCAAGCGTCGTGATCGTCGCGCCGGGCGTAGAACCTTGAGACATGGCGAAACCTCGCGTTCAGAGTTGTGAAAAACACACACTCCGCCGACTTCAGGTTTCGCAGTTGGAGACAGTTTCGCAGTTTCAGCGGGAGACGAGGCCGACTGTACCCGCGCCTTTCAGGCCGTCAATTCGAGCTACTTATCGGTCGTAGTGACCGTTAATTGCACCTCTGCCGCCTTTCGTTTGCGGGCTTCGTCCAATGCCTTCTCGAACAGCTCCGCGGCCATCTGTTTTACGGTCTCGTCGTCGAGTGACCGCTTGGGCAGGCCGATGCCGTACGCCGCAATGAACTGGATGGCCCAGGTCTGTTTGGGGCTGAAGTCGTCAAAGGCGAGCTTCAACACCACGTCCGTCAACGATCGCTTGTGGACCGGATCTGGGGTGTTGAAGGCCTCGCGCATGCGCTCTGCGAACTCGCGGGCGACCTTGGGCCGCCCTGTCGGGTTGCCGCTCTGCCCCTTCTTGAACGGGGTCAGCTGTTTCGGGACAGGGCGCTTGCCCACAAAGGACTACCGCCCTCCGCGCAGACCCAGCCGCGCCTTGATCTGCTGCTGGCGCTCGTCGATGTCGTCCGAGAGCTTCAGCGACGCGGCCGGTGCAGCTCCACCGCCGCCGGTGTTGCGCCCGAGGGACGGCGGAGCCTTGCGTGGCTTGGGCGGTGTACCCGCGGCGGCTGGCGTCTTACCGGCCACCTTGGACGCGTACGCCTCGAAGGCGTCCTTCTGGTCATCGACGAGCTGCTGTTCAACGAGGGGGGCAGCCTTGGTGATGAACTGCCGCCGGTCGCCGTCGGGCTTGCCGGCGCGCTCCCACAGCCGCTGAGCGGTCTGCAACACGAGCTCGCGGCCGGACATGACGGTGGTGAGCGCCTTCCCGTCGTTCCCTCTCCTGGTCTCGTCCGTGACCGTCACGCGCGAGGTGGCGCGGGTGACAGGGATATCCAGCTCCTTGGTGACCTCCTCGACGACGCTCAGGGCCTCACGCTTGTTGATGTCCCGCTCGCGCTGCTCCAGGCGGGTCAGCCGGTCGTTGACGGCGGGGTCGGTCGACGGCGCGGGGGCGGCTGCCACGGGCGCGGCGCCGTCGTCATTGGCGGACAGCAGGGCGTCGATGGCCTGGTCCTTGGTGAGCCCCTGGGCCTTTGCCACCGCCAATAGGCCGCCCTTGAGCTGAGCCTCTGCCTGCTCGCGTGCGCGGCGCTCGGTGCCCAGCTGCTTTTCCAGGGTGAGCCGGCGCTGCTCGGCGTCGACACGGTCCATTAGGTCGCGCCGTGTGGGCGGCTCGTCGGCCGCGGGCGTCTCGGTCTCCTCTTCTTCGTCCTCGGTCGCAGCGGCGCCGCCAGCTACCTCCTCGGTGCGGGCGTTGATGCCGTCGACCACGGCCGCGGCATCGTCGGCGACTTCCTTGCCGCTGAACTGGCGGCCCAGCAGCGTTCGGATCTTGTCCTGCTTCTCGTCCTCGGTGCGCGCGACCTCCGGGGCCTCGTCATCGTCCACGACCTGGTTGTTGTCGGGCGGCGGGGAGCCTTCGTTGGACAGGTCATTCCAGGTGCTTTCGCTCGGGTCCTGCAAGCGGGACTCGCCGGGCTTCAGTCGCACACCGCCCTCGCGGGCGTTCGGGATGCCGGAAGACTCTGTCTCGATGCGGGTGGAGCGGTTGGGCTTGGACACACGGGCCTGGACGGAACGTTTCGCCATTGGGGACCATCTTTCGTTGCGAAGTAGGGGACGGGGCTACAGGACGGGGGCGGCCTCCGGCGTGGGCTGGAGGTTGGGAAGCGGTGCGATCGCCTGGGGCATCGGCGGCGCGGCGACAGGGGACAGCGCCAGCGGGGCGGGCGGGCCTGCGGGTGCAGCGGGGAGAGCCACGGGGGCAGCTCCCTTGCCGCTGGCCTTGTCGCGTGCGGCCTGGGCGATAGGCTGGAGGTAGTCGAGCAGCTTCCGCATGTCGTACATCGACGACAGGGGGTAGCTCCCGTCGGTGTCGGCGCGCAGGTAGCGCAGGCGGCAGTACTCGAAGGTCTTGATGGGGTTCGCCCACTCGATGGGCGTGGTGTACCGCCCGCCTTCCAGCAGCTCGTCGGCGAAGTTCTCGATCCACTCGAATTCGGCCAGCTTGGTCTCAAGGATGCTCTCCAGGTCGGGCACGCCCAGGGCCTTCAGCACCTCGTCCTGGTCGAACCAGCCCGCCTTCACGGCGTCCATGGCCTTCTGAAGGCGCGCCGGGATGCTCTGCCCGAACAGGGACGTCGGGAACGCGCGCACCGTCTGCTCGCCACCACTGGCGTCGAGGTTGACGGTCCACACGCGACCGCGGTCGCTGGCGCGGTACGGGCGGGTCCCGCCCACCTCGGACTCCAGCGCAAACCACTGCTCACCGATGGGGCTCACCATCGTCTCCCAGTTCTGGGAGCACTGAGATAGGCGGTCGCTCTGAAGGTCGGTCACCGCCTCGATGGCGACAGCGGCCGTCACGCCCTGCGGCTTCGTGGCCTGGGCCGCGTTCTGCGACACGCCCAGGACCTCGAACATCCATTGCTTTTTGAGCTCGAACCAGCGATAGGCGTCGGCGTCGATGGGCTTGGGGTTGTGGAACGTGACAGGCCGCCCCGGCACGTCGTTGACGTACTGGACGATTTCGTTGCTCATCTTCTCGGGCGCGTGCGGCCCGGACATGAATAGCTTGGCGCTCAGGTGATGGGCCTGGTCGATCTCGTAGACCGTCTCGTCAAGGCCCGTCTGAATGCCGCGCACCTTGTCGAGCGCAGAGCGGCCCCAGAACCCCACGCCCTCCGCGTAGTCGAAGCGGAACACGTTGAACGGGTGCCAGCGGTGTTTCCACTCGCCTTCCTCCCCGTCGCCGGCCATGCCGAACACAACTAGATCACCCGCCATCATGATGTGACGCCCGCGCGGCCCCTTCGCGTACGCATCGACGACGCGCACCAGGGGCACGCCGTTGCGCCGGGCCAGGCCGTTCAGGCCGTCGTCGCCCGTGTAGCCACCGATGGACGCCAGGCGCTCAGATCCGTTGATGACCTTGAACCGCTCCTCATCCGTTCGCCCGAACACCCGCAAGGCCTGCTTCTGCGTGATGTAGCGGACGTGATACATGCACTGCGGCTTGCCGTACTTCCCGTCCTCGTGGTCAACCTTGATTTCCCATGCAGGGAAGCGACCGAGGGAGGTGACGATTTCCTCGTCGTCGGTGCCCGGATACAGCGTCTCCTGGTAGGTCTTCAGCACGCCGCCACGACCGGTCAGGCAGTCGCGGAACGCAAGGGACGCCTGCGCCTGGTACTCCTCGCGCTGGGCCCACGCGTCGCTCGCCGCGGTCCGCTCGCGGCACAGGCGCTGCGTCTTGTAGTTGCCGGCCTCGGGGATGAACTGCGCCCGCGGCCGGAACGAGCACACGCGGCTGACGATGGTGGAGACCACCGAGTAACAAGCGTTGAACTTCAGCGTCGCAGCGGCATCGGCGACCGCGGCGTAGCTCCACAAGTCGGCCATGGTGATTGCGTTGAAGGGGCGCCCAGCGTAGAGCGCCAGGTCGACCAGTTGCGCGACGAGGCTGCCCTGTTCCTCGGCGCTGGTCTCGATGGACGACACCGCCTGGTCAAGCTTGGTGCGGACCTCTTCAGGATCGGTGACTTCGTAGTCGCACCACTCGCGGTCGAATTCGTACATTACCGGTCACCTCGGCCGGGGAACCGTCGGCCGCCACGTTTGAGTTGTTCGGCCATTCGAGCGGCCTCGCGGTCCAAGGGGTCCATGGCGCGCGGCGGGGGAACGGGCGCGGGGCGCGTCTCCCAGAAGTCACCGACGGCGTAGCGAACGCACTCTGAGGCCGTCGGGTGGTAGGCACCCCAGGCACCGTCAACGAGCTGCGCGCTGATGTAGTCGGTGGCGAGGTTGCTGTTGCGCATGACGGCCAGCGTGCCGTCAGACAAGAGGTCGTTGTTGCGTCGGATCTGCCCGTCGCGGTCGGCCTTCTTGGCTGCACGGATGACGGGCACGCCGTACTCGTTGCCGAACGTGTCCAGCTCGGTGTCAGACGTGGTGTCGTAGCGCCACAGGACCGTCGGGTAGCGCCGGGCCACCAGCACGCCCAGGGTGCGCATGACATCGCCCCAAGACAGCTTCGCGCCACGGGGGGCCACCCAGTCAACCAGGTGCTGGATACGCCGGTGCGTCCTGCCCCACCCGATGACCTGCAAGCCGAACGGGTCCGAGCCGCCTGGGTCGATGGCCACCGCGAACGTGTCGACGCCGGGCCACGGCTCCGCGAAGCGCACCGGGCCGAACCCCGGCGGGCTGACGAAGGACGTCGCCCAGGCCGGGGTGACCGGGTCGTACGCGTTGACGCTCTCGCGGTACCAGTAGGTCCGGGCGCTCGGGTCGTAGACGCCGCGGTTGAACCAGTCGCGGAGAATCTGGAGGACGATACTCAGCTTGCCGCCCTCGGGCGGGTGCTCGGGGTCGAACTCGAGATCGGCCTCTGTCAACTGGTGGTCGCGCAGGTGGTTGGCCAGCGTGGTGCGGGCCTCGGGGGTGTGCGGGTTGTCGAAGCGCCCCCAGCCGAAGTGGTCCCAGCTCGCGTCGGAGGCGTCGCGGTAGAAGCGCCCCGCCGGCATGTCGGGATGCACGCCCGCCTCGATCAGCAGCGTGTCCGGCGTCATCATCGGCACCAGGACCTGGTCCAGCAGGTACCGCATGGTGTCTTCCGGCTGGTCCTGCGATTCGTCGATGACGAACGTGGAGCCCTTGGGCAGCCGGTTGCCGAGGAAGTTGCGAACGTGGCGCAAGTCGTCCGTGCCGGTGAAGATCACACGGGCCCCGTTGGGGAACTCGCTGAGCATCATCTGCTGGTTGTCGCGGCGCTCGACGCGGTACTTGTCGAGGGTGCGCTTCCAGATGGGAACCCAGTTGTTCATACGGACGGCCACGCCGTTCAGGCCGAGGACGAAGTGCAGGGAGTTGGGCGTGAGCTGCGCGCGGTCGGCGACTAGGCCGTCAACGATCCAGCTCTTGCCGGACTGGCGAGCACACTGGAGGTGACGCCGCATGCTGGGCGACGTGGCGAACTCCCATTGCTTCGCGTGGTCCCCACAGAAAGCCTTGAGGCTCCAGCGCGGCAACGTTGGCTCGTAGCTGACCAGCTCGTCGGCCAGGGCAGCGAGGCTCACGCGGCCCGCCTGTCTTCCTCGTGTCGCCAGGCCAGGCCGTGCAGCGACGCCCACCGCAGGAAGCTCGGCGTGGGCCGGTACACCGACACTTCGACGAGCCCAGGCCACCGCGCGTTCAGCAGCGCCAGGCCGAACCTGTTGCCGCGGAACTCCCGCTTGACGTACAGGCAGCGGAGCGTGTGCCCCGTGCTCACCAGGAAGGCCAGGACGACGCCGCGCTCCGCGTACACCAGGCACTCACCGCGGGTGAGCCACTGGTCAATCGCGGCCCCGTGGTCGGCGAGCCACTGCGACCAGGGCACGGAAGGCCACTGTCGTCCGCGCTGGGCGCTGTACTCGTGAGGCCAACGGACCTTGGCGCACGTCTCGCGCACGAAGGTCCGCTCGTCCTCTGCCATCGGACGGATCACTACGGGTGCGTCTCCCAGGTCAGCACGGCCCCGGCAACACGGCGCTGGGCCCGCTCGTTGGCCAGCCTCCGCAGGAACGCACCGGCCTCGCGCGCAGGCACTGTGCAGAGGTCGAACGCGTCGACCTGGTTGCCGTCCTCGTACAAGACGGGATCGGCCCCCAGGTAAATCACGTACCCAATGCCGTTGGACAGGGTGGCGGTCTGCCTCAAGACGCCTTGCCCTTTCGCTTCGCCTTCTTGGCGGCGTTCTTCACGTCCACGGCGACGTTGCTGGTGACGCGGTCCTCGGCCTCGGACGGCGGCGCCTCCGGCTGCGGCGGGATGCCACGGCACCCGAGCGGCCCCTTGCCGGCGTCCATCTCGGCCACCAGCTCCGCCGCGCCTTCCGTGGCCAGCTGCACCGACACCCAGCCCTGGCACTTGAAGCACTGCCAGCTGCGCGAGCCCGGGTTGGCGAAGTCCTTCTCGGGCCTGGCCTCCCAGACGTGGGGCACCGTCTCGGCGGCCTCGGCGGCGGCGCGTTCCGCCTTGCACTTCTCGACGAATTCCTTTCGGAACTCCAAGTCGCTCAACATCATCAGGAACTCGGTGTTGCATTCGACCGACACCCCATCGAACGACACGTTGACGGTGCGAATCACCGTGTCCTCGCTGGCAGCCCAGAGCTTGCCCCCAATGTTCACGCCACGGATACCCTCCCGCGGGTCGAACACACACGCATCGTGCGGGCTGTTGGCCAGCGCTCGATGCGAAACCGTGATTTCGTTGATTGTGACGCCGTCTCCGTTGCGCAGTTGTCCCATTTGCGGCGACTGTACGCCGGGTTGCGGGCCTGGCAACTCATCACAGTTAGCGGTCGGTGCGACCGTTAATTAGCGCGTCGGCGAATGCTTTGTGGGCTTTCTCGACCGGAACCGTGTGGAGCCACTTCACGTTGGCGTCCGGCCGGTTGTACACCAAGGTCGCGCGTCCGCCTGTCGCCTCGTTGAGCAACAGGTACGCGTCCTCGATGGGACACCACTTATCGGAGACCTCGTCGCACATCTCGGACGAGCAGTCCTCGGATGGCCACAGGGCGGACGCTCGGATCTGGTCGGCTCTCATGCTGCCTTTCGCTGCGGGGGGCGCGCCTTGGGCTTGGGCCACGGCGGGAGCACGCGGGGCGGTGGGCACTCCGCGCGGGTCGGGAGGCGGGAGGTGCGGGACGTTGGGATGTAGGCGACTGAGCCGTCGGGCTTCTGGTGGGGTGAGGGGACAGCCGGGCAGCGGTCGCAGGCCTGGGCAACGGCAGCGCGGTACTTTGCCGTCCAGCCCTCGGCCTTGGTGGCAGCGAGGCAGGGTTCGCAAAGCCAGCGGTAGGTAGTCCACTCGCGGGTTAGCTCGTAGATGGCGACGATGGGACCGGGGGGCGGGTTCATTTGGCGGCTGTCTCCGTCCGCAGGCCCGCCAGCACCGGACAGGCGAGACAGGTCGCCTTTGCGCGGTCCTCGGGTAGGTAGAAATCGAACCCCGCAGGCACCGTCGACCCATCGCTTTGGATCGCCACCGTCGCCCCGCAATGCATGGTGGCGATTCCGGGCAGCTCGGCGGGCTCGTATTGCACCACGTGCGTAGCTGCTGGGTCGCTCGGGTGGGGCTTCATGTCGCACCTCCGGCTGCTGCGCGAGCGGTTGGGGTGGCTTCCTTGCGCAAGGCCTCGGCTTCGGCCCGTTGCTCGGGGGTCCATTCGGGTGGCGGTTTGAACGGGGGTGGCGCGAGGGCTGTCGGTTCGCCTTCGCGGGTCCCTCGGGCAGCTGAGTTTTCTTTGCAGGTCGGGCAGCCGGTGACCGGTCCACCCCGAGGGAGCTGGCGAAAGGTGCCGGCCTGGCGGTGGAGGTTGCATCGGGTGTCCGCCCTCGTCGGCGCGTCGGGGGCGCTCTCGGGGTCCTCCCACCGGCGCTCGGCGAGGATCTTGTCGAGGAACGGCCGCGTCGCGTTCGGCCCGTTGTACGGGTGGCGCTTCAGCATTGCGGGGAGGGCCTCCAGGATTGCGTCGGCAAGCGCAGGCTCGCCGCCGGGGAACGTGGCCGCCAGAAGCCAGAACGCTTCCCCTGCGCGCCTCTTGGCGTCCTTGCGCGGGTAGGCGGCGTAGACCCGCTCGAAGTGCGCCGAGTTCGCCGCTGCGAAGGTATCGATTCGGACCGGGGGGAGGGGCGGCACGAAGGGCGCCTGTGGGATCGCGTGCGCTCCTGATCCGGATTGCTGAGAGGGGTCCGGATTGAGACCCGGATCAGACCCAGATCGAAC